GGTATGTTGAAGAAAGGTAAGAAAATTTCTAAAACTATTAATTCTGTTAAACCTGCAAAAAATTTAAAAAAGAAAAGAGCAGATACTGAGGGAGTTATGAAAACTCGTACTGATAATAAACTGACATCAGATTCATCTAAAAAAACAGTAAGAGATACTGTTTTGAAAATAAAAAAAATTAACGACAAATACAAACAGTAATGAAAAAACTTTGGAATAAAATAGTAGACAAAATCTTTGGTAAAAGATGTGCGTGTGTTAATAAAAAAAGAAACACGGTCATACATTGTGTTGATTGTGGAACAATTTTAAAATATAAATAATTATGAAAAAAAAAGTAATTAAAGTAAGAGACATAAATAAAAACGGCAAGAAAGACGGTTTTGAAAAAGCTAGAGCTAGAGGAATGGCTAAAGGTATGGGAGCAAGAGTAGAATTAAAAGGTGGTGGTGGACTCTATGCTAACATTCACGCCAAACAAAAAAGAATCGCCGCAGGTTCAGGTGAGACAATGAAAAAAGCCGGAGCCAAAGGAAGACCAACAGCAGCTAACTTTAAAAGAGCAGCTAAAACAGCAAAGAAGGTATAATAGATGACTCAATTTGTAAGATTTCCAGCAACAACATTTGGCGGACCAGTTTTATCAGGAACAGTTACTGAAACTATTGGAACAACAGCTGGCAAAATTCAAAATGTTGGTTTCACTGCAATGGTTCAAGGAAAAGATGGTATCTCAATAGCACAAGCAGGAACTGTAATTGATACAGGAATTGTTATACCTCAATTTAGTGAAATTCTTGAAATTAAAGCTAAAGTAACTACAGCTTTTACTAATTCAAACACATCTACTTTAACAGTAGGAGCATCAAATGATTTTGCAAATTTAAATGCAACTAACATGACAGCAGCTTTAAGTCTTCCAGCTACAACATTTGGACCTTACTTAATGCAACAAGCTGGATCTGATACTTTTTTTAGCACAGGTGGTTTTAGTGCTACAACGAGTGATTACAAATTAGCTTGTACTTTAACTGCCAATAGTGCAACTGCAGGAACTGTATTTTTATTTGTAACTTACATGCAAGCTTGGTATAATTTAAAACCTTAATATGAATAAACCTAAAGTAAAAAAAGTAAAAAAAGTAATTAAAGGTTTAAAAAAAGCTTCTAAATTACATGCAGGCCAAGCGAAAGTTTTAAAAAAAGTTTTAAAATAATGGCTAGTGCCGCATGGACACGAAAAGAAGGCAAATCTAAATCAGGCGGACTTAATAAAAAAGGTGTTGCATCTTACAGAGCAGCGAACCCTGGTTCCAAATTAAAAACAGCAGTAACTACTAAACCATCAAAATTAAAAAAAGGTTCTAAAGCCGCTAAACGTAGAACTTCGTTTTGTGCTAGAATGACTGGTATGAGAAAGAGACAAAAAGCTAGTAACAATACCGGTGAAGATAGATTATCTAAATCACTTAAAAAATGGAACTGTTAATGAGAGACACCAAGTCTATAGAAAGTTTTTTAAAAGAGAAATACAAAAAAATAACTGAAATGAGTTTGTTTAGAAACCTTAAAAAAGAAGTAGAAACAGGTGCTAGCGGTACTCAAGATTACGTGATAAAGAAGGGACCGAATAAAGATAAAATAGCAAAAAAATAGAAAGGTAATTATGGAAGAAGACCACTTTATAGATAAGTTAAGAAAAATAATAAAAATGAGACACGATGATATGGTTTCCTCTATGACCACCGGTGGGGTTGACAGTATGGAAAAATACAACTATATGTTAGGACAGATACGGACGTATCAATATTTAAGTCAGGAGATATCCAGCCTGCTAAACAAAAAGGAGCAAAGAGAAAATGAAGGAACAGTTATCAACATCGGTTCAAAAACCAAAGATTGAACTACCGAATAAAACATTAGTTGGTGTTAAACCAACTGAAAAAAAATCAGAAGAGATAGGGAAGACTCCTAAACCTACGGGTTGGAGAATTTTAGTTTTACCTTTTAAACAAAAGGAAAAAACTAAAGGCGGACTTATATTAGCTGATGAAACAATAGAAAGATCACAAGTAGCATCAACTTGTGGTTTAGTAATAGACATGGGACCACACTGCTACGACAAAGACAGATACCCAGAAGGTCCTTGGTGTAAAAAAGGTGATTGGATTATCTTTGCAAGATATGCCGGATCACGAATTAAAATAGATGGGGGTGAGATAAGACTTTTGAATGATGATGAAGTTTTAGCGACCGTGGACAACCCTAAAGATATTTACCACGAATTTTAACCCATAGGAGAAACTATGCCACTAAACGATAATGATAAAACAGTTGAACTAGATGTAACCGGACCGGGTGCAAATGTTGAACTGCCAGAAGTAGAAAATGAGAATGATAAAACTTATGAAAATGAAAATAAAAAAAATGAAGCAAATGTTACATACGATAATGAGCCCAATGATACACCTGAGAAATCTAATGAGCAGCCTGATGTTCGAGATGAAAAGAACGACGGAGGAAAAGTTGTACAGGGAACTTCTGAAGAAGGGGGTGATCAACAAAAAGATAACTCTAGGGACGTTGAAGAATACTCTGAAGGCGTTAAGAAAAGAATAGCAAAACTTACAAAAAAAATGCGTGAAGCGGAAAGACAAAAAGAGGAAGCTTTGTCTTATGCAACTCGTATTAAAGGTGAGAGAGATAGATATGAAGCTACTGCCGTAGCTGTAGATAAAAATTATGCTACAGAAATGGAAGGTAGAATTACGTCATCGTTAGCAGCGGCTCAAGCAAAACTTGCAGCAGCTAGGACTAATGAGGACTCTAAATCAGAAGTGGAAGCACTTACTGACATCTCTCAATTAGGTTATGAACAAGGTAAACTTGCTGAGATAAAAACACAGCATCAAATGCAGGAAACTGCGGCTAGAGAACAGCCTGTTCAACCAGAATATCAACAGCAAAGACAACCGGCACCTGCACAAAGAGATCCAAAAGCAGAGTCGTGGGCTGAAGAAAATGACTGGTTTGGCAAGGATAATGCCATGACTTATACAGCATTTGACCTACACAGAAAACTTACTGAAGAGGAGGGTATGGACCCACAATCGGATGAATATTATAAAGAGGTGGATAAGAGAATAAGACTTGAATTCCCCCATAAGTTTGATAAGGTAGAACAAAAGATTAGTAAACCTACACAAAACGTTGCCTCTGCAACGCGTAGTTTAAAGACTGGTCGCAAAACTGTGAGACTCACACCAACACAGGTGACAATAGCTAAAAAGCTAGGTGTGCCGCTAGAAGAGTATGCGAAACAACTTATAATCACGAAGGAGGTATAGGCATATGACAAAAAAACAACCAACTCGTGCGAGCCAGACTATTAAAAGTGATACTACAAAAGTAGAATCACAAGCATCTACGGTTAAACCGAAAGCTGCTTTAAAACCCTGGGCTCCACCATCGTACTTAGATACGCCCAACGCGCCAGAAGGATTCAGACACAGATGGGTCAGAACAGAAATCATGGGATTTCAAGATACCAAGAACATACAAGGACGCTTAAGGTCTGGTTATGAACTTGTAAGATCTGATGAATATCCAGATGATGACTTTCCAGCAATCATGGACGGCAAATACGCAGGGGTAATCGGGCACGGAGGCCTTGTGCTGACAAGGGTACCGGAAGAGATCGCAAAACAGAGAGAAGCTTACTACGCTAAAGAAGCGGGTGATCAGATCACTGCAATAGATAACGATCTTATGAAGGAACAGCATAGGGGAATGCCTATCGACATCGATAGACAATCTCGTACAACCTTCGGTGGCAAGAAAAGTTAAAAATTTTAACACTTCGACCCAACGGATAAATTAATCGAACTGGAGGCCTTTCGAGGCAGGTTCACTAAGGAGAAAATAATATGGCTAACGCTTCAACAACAGGGTTTGGTTTCAGACCCATTAAGATGGTTGGACAGTCGTATAATACTGCCGGTTTAAGTGAGTGGAATGTAGCCGCTTCTTCAGCTTTAATTTGTCATAGCGCTTTGACAATTTTAACTGCTGATGGAGTTGTGCTTACTGCTGCTAACGGAGGGGTTAATAACCTCGGCGTACTTAACGGTGTATTTTATACAGACGCAACAACTAGTAAACCAACATGGTCGAACTATTCGCCCGCTTCTAACACAGCTACAGACATAGTTGCACTTATCAATGATAATCCGCAACAAATGTTTGAAGTAATGTCTGCAGATACTGCATTCGCTGCTAATGAAGTAGGAGAGTGTGCAGATCAAGTTACAGCTAATGGCGGCTCACCGTTGTTCAATTCTTTATCAAAGATATCGGCAACAACAGGCGCAGGAACAGCTCAACTAAAAATAATAGGTGTTTCAAGAGATCCTGAACATTCTGATGTAACTGAAGAGGGTTTTACTCTTAGAGTTATGATTAATGAACATATCTTAGGAAACAACTCAGCAGGCATATAAGGAGATAAAATATGGCTATATCAAGAAACCAACTCGTAAAAGAGTTAGAGCCAGGATTGAATGCTTTATTCGGCCTGGAGTACAAACAGTATGAGAATCAGGCAGCTGATATCTTTACTACAGAGTCATCTGACAGAGCTTTTGAAGAAGAAGTAATGTTAAGTGGATTCGCTCAAGCACAAGTAAAACCAGAAGGTGGCGGAGTCGTATATGACAATGCTCAAGAAACTTTCACATCAAGATACACTAACGAGACTATTGCTCTCGCTTTTGCTATCACTGAGGAAGCAATTGAGGATAACTTATATGATAGACTAGCTTCTAGATATACTAAAGCTTTAGCAAGATCTATGGCTCAAACAAAACAAGTTAAAGGTGCAGTTCCATTTAACAATGGATTCGGTACGTTCACTTCAGGTGACGGATCAGCACTTTTTGCTACTAATCACCCTACAATTGCTGGAACTGTGTCTAACACACTAGCAACTGCAGCGGATTTAAACGAAACTTCATTAGAACAATCATTGATTGATATCAATGCATTCACTGATGAAAGAGGTTTAAAAATCGCCGCTAAGGGTATGAAGATGATCATCCCATCTGCACTACAATTCACAGCTGAAAGACTTATGGCTTCTGCTGGTAGAACTGGAACTGCTGATAATGATATCAATGCTATCAAATCTATGGGGATGATTCCTCAAGGTTACTCTGTTAACAATTACTTAACAGACACTGATGCATTCTACATTATTACAGATGTGCCAAATGGTATGAAACATTTCGAAAGAACTCCCATGACTACTAAAATGGAAGGTGACTTCGATACTGGTAATGTAAGATACAAAGCTAGAGAAAGATACGTATTTGGCGTTTCTGACTATAGAGGTGTGTTTGCTTCACCAGGAGCATAATCATTAAATTTTATATGGCGGGACATAGTTCCGCCATATTCTAATAAGAAAGTAATAATATGAAAAAAACTTCTATCAATGTCTGGGCTTATAATTACCATGCTAAATTTAATGTTGAGCATGTTGATGATACAGCTAAAAGTGTTGAACAAGCGGTGCTTGACAAACTAGGAGAAAAGAGTATAGTTTGGGAATATCTCGGAGAAAGTTTTCATCCGGGATTAAATAGAATAACTTACGAAGAGGTT